CTGAAAATGACGCAGTAATCGTAGCTTCATACGGAACATTTAGCACTGGCATTAACATTCGTAATCTACACAATGTTGTGTTTGCCTCACCATCAAAATCAAGAATAAGAAACTTACAATCTATTGGGCGTGTATTGCGTAAGGGCAACAACAAAACTTATGCAACTCTTTATGACATTGCTGATGAGTATTGCAGAACTCCTCAGAAAAATTACACCCTGAAACATTTAGATGAACGATTGAAAATATACGAGGAAGAAAAGTTTAATGTAGAAATAATTAAAATCGATTTAAGATAATATGGAAGAAGAATTTTACGCATCCATAAAACTTACGTCAGGTGAAGAGATTGTAGCTAAAGTTAGTTACGATCCAAACGATGATGTAATTATTATTTTAGAACCAAGAGTAGTTGAAAAAGTAGAACAAAAAAAAGGAAAAGCAATTATCGAAGGCATTGTATTTGATGACTGGATGAATGCTACCTTAGAAAATATGTTTATTGTTCCTCGCTCCCAAATTATTACGATGGTTGAACTTGATAAAAGAATTGCTGGTTACTATGAAGACCATCTTAATAATAAATTAAAATATAAAAAATCGAGAATAGAAGAACCAAAAAACAACTCTAACAGACAAAATCTTGAAAATTCAGAAGGTTATTTAGGATCTATTAAAGAAGCTAAAAAGTTATTAGAAGAGATATATAATAAATCTTGAAAGCGCAACACTGCTATTATATACGGATTTAAAAGTTGTGTCAAGCCCCTTTACAATAACCGTTAAGTGTGTTACAATATTAACATCAACGGATGTACACTATGCTAACAATCGAAAAGCCAATGGGTAGACGCACAACCAAGGAAAACTACGTTAACAACCGAGAGTTCCTCGATGCCCTAATGGTGTATCGACAGCAGGTTGCTGCAGCTAAAAAAGCAGATTTACCCAAACCAAAAGTTCCAAACTATATTGGAGAGTGTTTTCTTAAGATTGCCACGCACTTATCATACAAACCAAATTTTGTTAATTACATGTTTAGGGATGATATGATTTGTGATGGTATTGAAAACTGTCTGCAGTATATTGATAACTTTAATCCAGAGAAATCAACCAATCCATTTGCTTACTTCACTCAGATTATTTACTACGCTTTTTTGCGTAGGATTCAGCGCGAGAAAAAGCAATTAGAAATCAAAACTAAAATCCTTGAACGTTCTGGGTTTGATGAAGTATTGTACACAGACAGTTACAGTGGTGACATGGCAGGTTATAATAGTAGTCATTCTGATTTGAATAGTATCAAAGAAACACTTGAGATGAGATCTAAACGATGACAGTAGCATTGATTACAGACCAACATTTAGACGGGAGGAAAGGCAGTGTTGCGTTTTGGGAATACTTCAAAAAATTCTACGACAACATCTTCTTCCCCACTCTCGAAAAACACGGAGTCAGAACTATTATTGATCTTGGTGATACGTTTGATAATCGTAAGGGGATCGATTTTAATGTTTGGAGCAGGGTGCGTCAACATTATTTTCAACGCCTTGAAGACATGGGTATCTTCGTTCACATGATTCTTGGCAATCACTGTACCTATTATAAGAATACCAACGAGATTAACTCACCCGATTTGCTGCTGAAAGATTTTAGTAATATTGAAATCTACTCTCGCCCAGAGACAGTAATGATTGATGGCACTAAGATTCTTATGCTTCCTTGGATTAACTCTTCTAACATGGAAGAGACAATGAGGTTGATTAATGATACTAGTGCTGAAATTGTTATGGGTCATTTGGAGCTAAATGGATTTTTAGTTACTCCTGGTATGACAATGGATCATGGCATGGATCCTGCTATTTTTAAAAAATTTAAACAAGTATTCTCTGGTCATTTTCACCACAAGTCAAAGAAAGGAAACATTCAATATCTTGGTAACCCCTATCAGATGTTCTGGAATGATTATAAAGACGAGCGAGGATTTCATCTCTATGAAACAAAGACAAATAAACTCAAGCGGATCAAGAACCCTTATGAGATTTTCCAGAAAATCTATTATAATGATTCTACTGATTCTCATCTCAGCTTCGATACCAATGAGTGTACAAATTCTTTTGTCAAGATTATCGTAGAAGATAAGAAAGATTACCTGGCATTTGAAAAGTTTGTTGATGAAGTATTTGCTAAGCAACCTCATGATGTAAAGATTATTGAGACATTGGTAAATGATACTTTTGTTGAAGATGATGAAGTCACTGAGGTTAAGGATACATTAACTCTATTGAATGAATACATTGATGAGGTAGAGTTAACCGTTAATAAAAATAAATTAAAGAGTATCATGAAGTCCCTATATATTGAGAGTTGTGAGGTAGTATGAATGTTTCTAATCTGCCTGAAAGATCACCCAGAGGGTGTGTATTCAGTTATATCTGAGGAGGGAGAGCATGTAATATTTTTTTTTGAAGAAGAAGAGGATGCTGAAAGATATCTCGGAATGCTTGAAGCAAATGATGACGAAGAGTTACCAGATTTGGATATCGCTGAAGTAGATATTGACATAGCGACAAAAGTATGCGAAGATAAAGGATATTGCTATACTGTAGTAACATCAAATGATGTTGTAGTGCCACCAGAAGATTTATGATTGTTTTTAAAACTATACGATGGAAAAATTTCCTGTCTACAGGAAATCAATTTACTGAAATTTCTTTAACTGATACTAAAAGTAGTTTAATCGTTGGAGCAAATGGTGCTGGCAAATCAACCATTCTGGATGCTCTCACATTTGCTTTGTTTGGTAAACCATTCAGGAAGATTAATAAACCACAGTTGCTCAACTCTATCAACCAATCAGATTGTGTTGTAGAAGTTAACTTTGATATTGGTAGAAATAAATATACAGTAACTCGTGGTATCAAACCAAACAAATTTGAGATTAAACAGAATGGTGTTATTCATGATCAAGATGCATCTGTCGTAGACCAGCAAAAACATTTTGAGCAAACCATTCTCAAAATGAATTACAAATCATTTACACAAATTGTTGTGTTGGGATCATCTACCTTTGTGCCATTCATGCGTCTTCCATTGGCAGCTCGTAGAGAAATCATCGAAGATATTCTTGACATTCAAATCTTCTCAACTATGAATGTCAATTTAAAAGAAAAGATTAAAGTAATTAACGACGAATTAAGAGACCACGAATATAAACTCTCGCTTGTCAAAGAGAAGATTGATATGCAGAAGCAGTTTATGCTTGACATTGAAAAAAAGAATAAAGAAGATATTCAAGAAAAAGAAAATCGTAAAGATACTCTATTAACAGAAGCATTAAATCATGAGACAGAAATCCTCAATAACGACAAGGAAATCGACGTTAAGACCACTGCCGTTTCAGACACGCAGACTCTTAAAACAACGATATCTAAGATCACTTCGATCAAAGAGAAACTGTCAACCAAGCGAAAGTCACACGCAAAGGAGAAGAAATTCTTTGAGGAGAATGATGCTTGCCCAACATGCGGTCAGAGTATCGCAGAGCATTTTAAACAAGAGAAGATCACGCTTCTCTCGGATAAACTTGCTGAGGTGGAAAAAGGCGTGTCTGATTTGGGACAACAACTTTCCGATCTCCAAGATAAAGAAAATACCTTTATTCTTTTGATTGATGATATAAACGAACTCAATCAAAAAAATAGACAACTCAATAATGAAATTAAGTCACTTCATAGACGAATTGAAGAACTGGACGACGACATCAGAAAACTGCGGGATTCAGATGTCAATCAACGGGAGCAGTTTTCAATTCTTAAATCCCTCAGTGAGGATGGAAAACAAATCCAAGAGACAATCTCAGAAACAAAAGAAGAAAAAGATTGCTTACTCACGGCGGCTCAACTCCTTAAGGACTCGGGCATCAAAACGCGCATCATCAAAAAATACCTCCCGACGATGAATAAACTCATCAACGATTACTTAGAGAAGATGGAGTTCTCTGCTAGCTTCATGCTTAATGAAAGTTTTGAAGAAGTAATCAAATCACGTTACCGAGATGAATTTAGTTATGAATCTTTTAGTGAAGGAGAAAAAGCTAGAATCGATATTGCTTTGCTGCTTACTTGGCGTAGTGTTGCTAAACTTAAGAATAGCGTGGATACTAATCTTCTAATCCTAGA